TACGCAAGCCATGACGATGATCGTTTTCCGTTGCGTATTAATTCAGACAGTGATAGTATGTTCAAGCGTCAAGAGACTGTCCGTAAATGGCTTAACTCTAACGCATTTGCTGACTTTCTTGAGGCAGCTTAATCACTAGACTCTAGTTATGAAACGGGGCAGGTCTATTACACTAGTGTAGTAGGCTTGTCCCTACATTATCTACCATAGGATTGTTACATATGAACTTTAATGAATACCAAAATAAAGCACACTCAACTGCTGTCTATCCAAAAGAGAAAGCATTTGAGTATCTAGCTACTGGCCTTGCATCTGAAGCAGGAGAGGTTGCATCACTTGTATCTAAGTGGATCAGAGGTGATGGTAAAACATTACCAATAACCGACATAAAGAAAGAACTAGGTGATGTTCTATGGTTTGTATCAGAGATGTCGTACATGATTGGTACAAATCTTTCAGAGGTAGCAGAAATGAACGTTAAGAAATTACAGGACAGACAGAAGCGAAATACTCTAAAGGGTAGTGGTGATAACAGGTAAACTATATTACTATTTACTTAAACAACATGGAGAAGACATTGAGTATCCGAATGGAAAAGGCGGTTGATCTGCTTGCCAGAGTGGCAGAAGATATTACTGATCCAGTTCGATGCTATCGTCTTGCAGCAGGTGTATGGTACAAGAATAATCTTGTAGGTCTTGGTGTTAATTCGTACAAGACTGATCCGTTTCAAGCTAAGTACGGCAAGCATGAACATGCCATACACCTACATGCAGAGATAGCTGCAATCAAGAATGCAGCAAGGCATATGAACGACCTGTCGAAGTGTACATTAATTATCGTCCGTGTTAAAAGAAAATTACCTGAACAAAATAAAAATATTTTTCAAAAGACTATTGCAAAACCCTGTTCAGGATGTTATAAATGTATAGTCGAGTTTGGAATTAGAAATGTTTTTTATACCAATCTTAATGGAGAATTGGAAAAGTTATGAAAACTATTATTTTGATTGCCGTGGTAACAGCCATCTCTCTGATGGCGTCCTCATGTGCAAAAGAGAAGGACGGGGTGGCTCCTCCTCCGACTCCACCTAAGTTTTATATAGAGAAAAAAGATAAGTCTAAATTATTTTTAGAACCATAGGACTATCTTAGCCCTACCTCTCCCAACACAATCTTGTGTTTTTGATCATGGAAAAAATTACACCCGCATATACAATAGATTGGTATATTAAGTGGTCTGCTAGTATCATACTTATTGCTAGCATGGCGTTAAATAGTTATAATATTTATCCAGAAAATATTATTACCCAATCCATTGGTGCTTTTGGGTGGCTGGTAGTAGGTTGTTTTTGGAATGATAAGGCTATAATAATTATTAATTTAATAGCATTAGGAATACTGGTAAGTGGAGTGTTAAGATACTACATACAGTAGAGAAAGGAATGTAAAATGAAAATTTATAATTATAAAGACCACAATGAAGTACCTGGACACATACAGTTGTATGTTATGTCTGTTGCTGATGTCTCAGACATTGCAGAACTTGAGTTAGAACACATCAATGATTTTATGAACTCTTTAGAGACTTGGGAAACCGAACAGATTTTTGAAGAGAGCAGCAAACACATTCACTAATTACTCAGGTTGGGCAGGTTGTCATTCCGATAGCCTGTCCAACTAATAGGCTGATATAATCATGCAAACATATAAAGTTTATGATAAAGCAATAGATAAAAATAATTGTAATAATATTATTAAATATCTAAAAGAGTTGAACTTCGATAAATCCACAGTGGCAGGAGATGACAGTGATATTCTCGACGAGGAGAAGAGACAATCTCAGGTTGCCTTTTTAAACTCAAAAGAATTAGTAGATATCTTTAGTTTATATGCTGGATTTGCTAAAGATGAATGCGGATGGAACTATAATTTAACTGGATATGAAATCCCACAGGTCAGTATCTATCATAAGAATGATAAATACACATGGCATCATGATATGCTGCCTGATGAAAACGGACTTGTTCGCAAGCTTAGTGTGTGTATAACACTGAACGAGAACTTCAAGGGTGGTGACTTCCAAATACAAAAGCTTGTATCGCCAGTAGAAAAGAAAAGATATGAAACCATTAAGGAAATGCGTAATGCCGGAAGCGTGGTAGTATTTCCATCGTTTATGTGGCATCAAATAACACCTGTTAAATATGGCAGCAGATACTCTATTGTCTGTTGGTACAATGGTCCACAATTTATGTGAGGAATTATGCTTTATTCTTTAAATAAAATTATTAATGATATCGAAAAAAAAGAAAAAGAATCTCTAAACGGTAAAGATAGGCTGTCAGTAGATTTAAGGATTATTCATGAAAGTCTGCATGAAGACTTAGAATACTACGCAAAAACCGTGATAGATATTTTAAATAATGTAAATGAAATTAAATTTATAAACTTAAACCAAGAGGCACAGTTACACACAACAGCCACTAAACTTCAGGTGCTGTTTCAGGAAATAGAAAAGACAATGGGCAGATGATATGGACCAGCTAGATATTTTAAAGAAAAATGTTTATGATCTAAACGAACAAATAAATAAATTATGTATTAGAATCAAAGAATTAAAAGAAGAAAATGATTATTTAAAATTAAAATTAACAATAACAGAAGATAGTTTAGAAAGCTTATCAAAAAAAGCGTTGGACTACACAAGAAATTTTTGAGAGATAACATGTCAAAAAATTTATGGGAATTAGATTCTAAAAATCTATTTAAAAAGCTTACAAGAGAATATCAAAGAGAGGGGTATTCTTTAAAAGAGGCCAGAAGCCATGCAAAGAGAGAAGCAGAAGAAGTTATGGCCGATAAAAAATATTTTATTGACAACCTATTGAACGAGGAAGAGGATCAATAATGGACGCAGAATTAATCTCTCACTTAGGAAATGATCTGACTGTTGTTAATGCAGCTAGAGTTTCTTTTGATAAAGAAAGTGAATGGGAGTCCATAACTCCTGCCGGTCCTGTAGAAAATGTCCTTAAAGATAAAGATGTTAAGTTAATTAAATATCTTGCCAAGCACAATCACTTCACACCGTTCACTCATTGTATGATAACTCTCAGAGAAACTGTTCCTATATTTATTGCAAGGCAAAGATTTAAACATACAGTAGGATTTAGTTATAATGAAGTAAGTAGAAGGTATGTGAATGACACTCCTAAATTTTTTGACACAACAAGGTGGAGAAAAGCACCGACAGATAGAAAGCAGGGGAGCGGAGAATATTTTGATTTAAATCCTTATACTGGTACTAAAGTAACACATTTATACGTTAAGGCTAAAGATACTTATCAAGAACTTCTTAGAGCAGGAGTAGCACCAGAGCAAGCACGGATGGTTTTACCACAGGCTACATATACAAGTTATTATGTTACAGGTTCTTTGGCTGCGTTTGCTAGGGCATATAAACTAAGGAGCGATGACCTAGCCCAGATAGAAATACAGAATCTGGCAGAGCGGTGGAATAATATTATAGAAGAGTTGTATCCTGTATCATGGGAGGCACTAACAAAATGAGAAGACGAAAATATTTTATATACTACGAAGGAAACAATACTAACATAACCTTCACAGTTAAAAAACAGGCAGAAGATTTTATTAAAAACAGAGAGGGGTTGTTGAGTGCATTAAAGGCAAAGCCTAATAGCTATACAATAGTAAGTTCCAGTTGACAGCCGCCAGACATTCTGGCAAACTAATTAAAGTAACCTACAGTAAGTTCTACGAACTGTAGGTTATTTTAATTATAGGAGAACCATATGAAGAAAAATGCTAAGTTTATGAAGCATGTGAATTGCGAAGAGTGTGGATCGTCAGACGGCAATGCTCTGTATGACGATGGCAGTGCTTTTTGTTTTGTTTGTAAAACTTATTCAAAGGAAGATAATATGCAACAATCAGTTCAACCATCTAACGCTAACTTAAAAGTGTATTCTACGAACATGACTGAAAATAAAAACTATAGAGATATTCCAGATCGTAAACTTACCGCAGATACCTGTAAAGCCTACGGAATTTCCGTTGTTCAGGATGTAAATGGTAATATTATTAAGCATGTATATCCTTATTACAATACTGATGGCTCCCATGTAGCCAACAAGTTTCGAGTTGTTGCCAACAAAACTTTTCCTACTGAAGGCAACATCACTGATGCAGCTTTGTTTGGACAGAAAAACTTTCCTGCTAAAGGTAAATACATTACGATTACCGAAGGTGAGTTGGATGCTGCAGCTACCTATCAAATGTTTGGTAGTCAATGGCCTTGTGTTTCAGTCAGGTCTGCCACCACGGCAGTCTCTGACTGTCAAAAGAACATGGATTATCTTAATTCATTTGATAATGTTATTCTCTGCTTTGACAATGACAAGGCAGGACGGGAGGCTGCAAACAAGGTAGCCGCTCTGTTTGAACCCAACACATGCAGCATAGTTAAACTATCCAAGTTTAAAGATGCATCCGATTATCTGAAGGCTGGTTGCCGAGAGGATTTCACTAAGGCTTGGTGGGGTGCAGAACCGTATACACCTGCAGGAATTATTAATCTTGGTAAATTGGGTGACTCTCTTTACGAAGAAGATTTTTGTGAGAGTGTAGCCTATCCTTGGCCGTCTCTTAATGAAAAGACTTTTGGCTGCAGGACAGGAGAGCTTGTCACTTGGACCTCTGGTTCTGGTATGGGGAAGAGTTCAGTTTTAAGAGAACTCATGCATCACTTTCTATATAATACAAAAGATAACATTGGTATTCTTGCCCTTGAAGAGAACACCAAGAAGACTGCCTTTAATATTATGGCAGTTGAAGCAAACCAAAGATTATATATTAAAGAAGTGCGGGATCAATTTACCAAAGAACAACTCAAGCGTTGGGAGGAGAAGACCATTGGTACGGGACGACTTTTTGCTTTTGATCATTTTGGTTCTATATCTAATGACGAGATACTCTCTCGAATCAGGTATATGGCTAAAGCTTTAGACTGTAAATGGGTTTTTCTAGATCACCTGTCCATTCTTGTATCGGGTCAGGAGGAAGGAGATGAGCGTCGAGGTATTGATGTTTTGATGACTAAGCTAAGAAGCTTGGTTGAGGAGACAGGCATCTCTTTAAATCTTGTATCACACCTACGTCGAGCAAACTCTTCAAAGTCTCATGAGGAAGGTGGAGAGGTTAGTCTCGCCCATCTTAGGGGCAGTCATAGTATTGCTCAACTATCAGACATGGTGTATGCCTTGGAGAGAAACCAACAAGAGACAGATGATACATTAGCAAATACAACCCTTGTCAGAATCCTGAAGAACAGGTATAGTGGTGAGGTTGGACCGTCTACATATCTCTTTTATGATAAAGATTCGGGACGCATGTCTGAAATATCTAATCCCTTTGAAGTTAAAGAGGACGAAGAAGGAGAATCATTTTGACCGATAGGATAAAGCCTATTGCTAGCGCAGCCACAGTAAGAAAGAAATTTGATAGAAATTTATACAACAAAACAAACACCAAGGCTATTCGAGCAGGAGTATCCTATTTAAAATCTCAAGATCATTCTATCTTAGATAAAAAAGAAACCTATGGTCCTGATATTATCTCTGAAAAGAATGGTGTGCTTCACTACACAGAGGTAGAGACTAAGCTGGTGTGGTCTGGAGATTGGCCTGTTACTTGGGAAGATGTTCGCATTCCTGAAAGAAAGAGCCGACTGATTGCGTTAGCAAAAAGTAAAAATGCCTCTTTAAACTTCTTTATTTTTAATAAAGAGTATACTAGGGCTTGGCAAATAAGAGGGGATGTGGTAGCTTCATGTCCCTTAAAAGAAATACCGAATAGATATGTTAGCAAAGGAGAGTTTTTCTTTATTATCCCTATCAATAGGGCGGCAATGATCAAACTTAAATAGGAGTTGTATTCGGTTATGAGCGTAGTTCTTGACATAGAAACCGATGCTATTGATGCCACAAAGATACACTGTATTGTGGCTTATGACATAGATAAAAATATACCTTATACGTTTGTTGAAGAAGAATGTTATGTTAAGTTTCCTAACTTTGCCCGTAGCGTGTCTAAGTTT